AAAGTCACTCAAACAAAGAAACTACAGGACGAAGGTTATCTTGCGACTCTTGATATTCAGTGTCTTGTTTTGAAGTATAAACCAAAGAAGTTTGATACTTATGAAGATGAGATTCAACACTTAATTGGTCATGAAAATAGAAACAAATTCATAACAAATCTTACTGTTGATTTGAAAGGTAATACTCTTCTTCTGTACGCAAGAGTAGAGAAACATGGTGCTATACTTTATGACTTGATAAATAAAAAAGTAACAAGTGACAGAAAGGTCTTCTTTATTCACGGTGGTGTTGATGCCGAGGATAGAGAACAAGTAAGAGAAATTACTGAAAGAGAAAATGGTGCTATCATCGTTGCATCATATGGAACATTCAGTACTGGTATCAATATTAAAAAACTTCATAATGTAATATTTGCCTCTCCATCCAAATCAAGAATCCGTAATCTTCAAAGTATTGGTAGAGTCCTAAGAAAAGGCAAAGATAAGACTAAAGCAAAACTATATGATATTGCAGACGACTTCACAATAGGGTCAAGAAAAAACTACACCTTGAATCATTTCATTGAACGCATAAAAACCTATGTTTCTGAACAATTCAATTATGACATTACAACAATAAACATCAAAGACTAAAGGAGGAAAAGTTAAATGGGAATTGAAGACGATTTCTATTGCACAATAAAATTAAAATGTGGTGATGAAATATTTTGTAAGGTAGCAGCAACTGAAGAGGAAGATAGAACTCTTCTTTTACTTTCTAATCCAATCACTGTAGAAGAGATTGTTGTTAGAGGAACCGTAACTGGTTACAAGGTAGAACCTTGGTTAAAGACTACAGAAGAAGATTTGATAATAATCAATATGGATGATGTTCTTACAATGACTGAGAACAGTAATATAGATATGATTGTTTATTATCATGATTACTTGAGAAAGAATCACAAAGAGAATAAATCTAGTCTCTCTAAGGAGATGGGATATATTTCTTCTGTTAAGGAAGCAAAGAAATCTCTAGAGAGACTCTATAATAGTTGAGTTATATAACCTATAACATCCTTATGAACCCGGACAAGCCTAATCCTACTCCCATTTTGGATACTTGTCAACTATATGTTTTTCTGATATAATGTAGAGAGAATATAAATGATGACTGATGCCCATTCAACCGATGACTACGATGAAAAGAGGAAGAAATTCTGAGCACTACGTCAATAATAAAGAGTTCCTTGAAGCTCTTGAAAATTACTTTGCCGAAGTAGAACGTGCTAAGTTGAACGATAAGCCAAAGCCTCCTATTCCTAGGTACATTGGTGAGTGTTTTCTGAAGATTGCAAATCATCTATCATACAAACCTAACTTTGTGAACTATATGTTCAAGGACGATATGATTTGTGATGGTATTGAAAACTGTGTTCGATACATTCATAATTTTAGTCCTGAGAAGTCAAAGAATCCCTTTGCATACTTCACTCAGATTATCTACTATGCATTCTTGAGAAGGATCCAACACGAAAAGAAACAATTAGAAATCAAAAATAAAATTCTTGAGAAGACTAATTTCGATGAAGTCTTTGATACGAATGATCTTGACAGTAGTAATTATTCCGACTATAACAGCATTAAGGACAGTGTGCATTCCAAACTTAGATACTGATGCGTGTAGCTATTATTACAGACCAGCATTTTGGATGTCGTAAGAACTCTAAGATATTTCATGATTACTTCTTAGATTTCTATAATGAAGTCTTCTTTCCATATCTAGAATCAATGGGTATCACCACAGTGATTGATATGGGTGATACATTTGATAGTCGTAAAGGTATTGACTTTTCCGCACTGGCATGGGCTAAGGACAATTATTATGATCGTCTGAAAGATATGGGTATCACTGTCCATACCATTGTCGGAAATCATACGGCATACTACAAGAACACTAACAAGGTCAATGCAGTAGATCTTTTACTTCGTGAATATGAGAATGTTCATGTTTATGATACTGCCACTGAAGTTGAACTTGATGGTCTCCCTATATTATTCATTCCATGGATCAATAAAGAAAATGAAGAGAGTACTTATAAATCTATTCAAAATTCAACTAGCATATGTGCGATGGGGCACCTTGAGCTTAACGGATTTAGAGTTAATAAACAAGTCGTCATGGATCATGGTGGTGAGAGCAAGTTATATTCAAAGTTCTCGAAGGTCTTCTCTGGTCACTACCACACTAGATCGGATGATGGACGGATCTTCTACTTGGGAAATCCATACGAAATGTTCTGGACAGATGTCGGTGATAGGAGAGGATTCACCGTCTTTGATACAAGGACTCAAGAACATTTTCACGTAGATAATCCTTACAATCTCTTTCATGTTTTATACTATGATGATGACGATGCAGCACTTCTGAATGCATCAATCTACGAAGATAAGATCGTTAAGGTTGTTGTTCGTAACAAACCAAGAATGAAAGAGTTTGAAAAGTATATTGATAAGTTATACTCTTCAAATGTTCATGAACTTAAAATCGTAGAGAACTTCCAACTTCAGGAGTCGGAAGATTTTGAAGTTGAAGAGTCAGAAGATACATTTTCTATTCTTGATAGATATATTGAGGAATCAGAAACTGAATTGGACAAATCAATCATTCAGAATCTGATTAGAGAAATCTATCAAGAAGCTTGTGAGATGACATAATGTATATCATTACAGTTAAAGGAATGGAAAAGGAAGGAGCTTATTCAGTATCCGATGAAGATGGTGATAAGATCCTTTATCTGTTTGAAGAAGAAGACGATGCAACTCGGTTTGCATTACAGTTGGAAGAAGACTGTGGTTTTCCAACTATGACCACTCTAGAGATTGATGATGTACTAATGATTAAGACCTGTGAGATGCATGATCATAGGTATACCGTGATAACACCAAATGACATTGTGATTCCTAAAACACATTATGATACTATTTCAAAAGATTAAATGGAGAAATCTACTTTCAACCGGGAACCACTTTACAGAAGTAAGTCTAGACAAAGATCAAACTACTCTCATTATTGGAACTAACGGTGCAGGTAAGTCCACTGTTCTTGATGCATTATGTTTTGTTTTGTATGGAAAGGCGTTCAGAAAAATCAATAAGAACCAGTTAATCAATACAACAAATGAGAAAGGAACTGTTGTAGAGATTGAATTTAATGTTAATGGGACAGAATGGAAAGTTGTTCGTGGAATCAAACCCAACAACTTTGAGATCTATAAAGACAATGAATTTCTAGACCAATCTCATTCTGCTATTGATCAACAGAAGTGGTTAGAACAGAATGTTCTGAAGATGAATTATAAATCATTTACCCAGATCGTTATCTTAGGTAGTAGTTCTTTTGTTCCGTTCATGCAACTCCCCTCATCTAGTCGTAGAGAAGTTGTAGAAGAACTGTTGGACATTAAAATCTTTTCATCTATGAACAGTCTCATCAAGGAGAGGATTCGTTCTCACAAAGAAGAGATCAGAACTTTTGAGTTATCAAAAACCTCTGTCAAAGATAAGATTTCTATGCAAGAGAGGTTTATTGAAGAGGTTGAGACTACTAGTAAATCTAATATCAAAGACAAGGAAGATAAGATTAAAAGTATCCTCAATGAAGAGAATGACTTGATGAATGAGAATATAAAATTGTCAGAAGAACTTGATGATTTTGAAAGAGCTATTCAAGTTTATACTGGAGCATCAGATAAGTTAAAGAAGTTAGGTAACATTAAAGGCAAATTGTCCCAGAAAGTATCAACTATTACTAAGGAACATAAATTTTTCACAGAGAATACGGTTTGTCCTACCTGTACACAGGACATTGAGGAAGAGTTCCGAATAAATAAAATTGATGACGCTCAAAATAAGGCTAAGGAGTTGCAATCTGGTTTTATAGAACTGGAGAAGGCAATTAATGATGAAGAAGACCGAGAGCGTCAATTCACTTCACTCACTAAGGAGATCCTAACTCTCACACATGGTATTTCTAAAAACAATACTCAAATCACTGGATGTCAAAAACAAATCAGAGATTTGGAATCGGAAATTCAAAGAGTTACCGAACAACTTGCAAACAGAAATACTGAGCATGACAAATTAGCTGAACTCAAACAAAAACTAAAGAGTACACAAGATAAACTTTCTGAGAAAAGAGAAGACATCTTCTATCATGACTTCACCTACGGTCTTCTAAAAGACGGGGGAGTAAAATCAAAGATTATCAAGAAGTATCTTCCTCTTATTAATCAGCAGGTTAATAAGTATCTACAGATGATGGATTTCTACATCAACTTTAAGTTGGATGAAGAATTCAACGAGACAATCCAATCCCCTATTCACGATGATTTCTCGTATTCTTCATTCTCCGAAGGAGAAAAGATGAGGATCGATCTGGCATTATTGTTT